ACCTCCAGGTGCAGCTAACGCATATACAGCGTTCTCTGACTCTATAGAGTTTACAGAACCACCAGAACTAGGTGCATCATTCACAGGATTCTACGTAGGTAAGTTGAGACAATTGGATGATATCTCATTCGAGTTTGACTCCTTACGTCAGTCATTCAACCTCAAGCGTAATGATGTATTCTACTCACTAACGCTTACAGATGGTGTTCAGTCTACAACTATTAGACCTGAGAATAATATCATCGTTTCACTTAACGGTGTTATTCAGGAACCAGGCGTTGGTTTTGAATTGGTTGGTTCACGTATCATCTTCTCTGAGATTCCTCGTGTAGGTTCTACATTCGTTGGATTCTCCTACGTTGGTTCTGAGGCAGACGTTGATGCTGCTGAAGTTATTCCACCTATCGAACCTGGTGACTTTATTGACATCCAAGGTGAGACATCAGATAGAGAAGTTGCTGTTATTGAATCTTCAAACTCTTTAATCACATTTGATTATCTTGGTTCCGTATTCGGACAGAATGCACAAGGACAAGCAAATCTAACATCAGGGTTTATCGATAGCGTACAGGTCACTTCAGGTGGATCTGGATACACAAGTAGACCAAATGTTAGAGTTGACTCTATATCTGGTTTTGAAGGAGATATTAATGCACTAGTTGGTGTTGGTGGAGTGGTCATTAATAATGCTGGAACTGGATACAACACTCCTAACATTGATGTTGAGACATCAGTTCCTGATGATTGGACTGCTCCTGACCTTTCACTATATGGTGAAGAGTTAGTAGACCCTGAAGTATTAACATAAATAACTAAAAATTGTAGCAGATAATGGCTAAGCAATCACTAAATCTTGGTACGGTAGCGAATGACAACACGGGGGATACCCTCCGTGGTGGAGGCGACAAGGTTAACGATAATTTTAATGAGATATATTCGGCAATCGGTAATGGTACTAACATCCAACTTAGTGTCACAAACCCTGCTGTTGGACAAGTATTACGCTATAATGGCAGTAATTTCATTCCGATGGATCTTACGACATTAACAGCTGCATTAGATGTAAATGGAAATTCTATCGTATCCTCAACTAATGGAAACATTGCTCTCGCTCCCAATGGGACAGGCGATGTCACTATCTCTGCTGGCAGTGTTACTGCTACTTTTGATGGTGCAACTGGAGATATCGACTTCCCCACGAGAGTAGGGTATAAAAATGAATTTCCAGCATTAGGTAATGCACCTTCTGCTGCATCTTATGGTGGATTCTTCTTTACTGTAGATGGTGATGATAATCCATATGTTAACATTAATATCACTACAGGTGGTGTTGGTGATGTAAGAGCAAAAATAGCAACAGAGTATTCTAGTGTTGATTTGTTTTCAGACATTGATACAACAACTGTTGCTCCTACAAATAATCAAGTTTTAAAATGGGATTCAACTGCTTCTAAATGGAAGCCAGGCGATGATGCTGCTGGAGTTAGTTCCGTAAACTTATTTGCCACTGTTGCTGGTGATACTGGTTCTACAACTGCCAATAGTCAGACTGATACGTTAACTATTGCTGGTGGAACAAACATTACTACGACTGTAGTTGGTGATACTATAACATTGGATTTTAGTGGTAGTTTAACAACTACATTTTCTTCTCTAACTGACACTGATGTTGGTGGTTTAGTGCAAGGAGATTCGTTATTTTATAATGGTAGTAACTGGGTTGTTACTCGTAGTCCTATTACTTGGTGGGAAGTAAATGCTTCTGGTTCATCCGATTATACATTTGCTGGACCTGGATTTTCATCTGCAACTGCTGATGCAACTCTTTCTGTTATGAAAGGTATGACGTACGCTTTTGATAATACTGTTCAATCATCTGCACACCCATTTAGAATACAGAGTAGTCAAGGTCTAAGTGGTAACCCATATACTACTGGTCAGACTGGTAGTGGCACTGCTGTTCTTTATTGGACAGTTCCAATGGACGCACCATCTATTCTTTATTATCAGTGTACATTACACGCTGCTATGAATGGTACTATAAACGTAATCGGTTAATAAGATATGGCAAGAACTGTTCCTGGTAGTGGTGCTGTAATTGAACCTATTTTCGATAAGATATTTGGTGTTCGTGCAGTAAGAGTAGTTGACGGAGGAGATTCATACTCTCAAGCAGATCCTCCACGTTTAACTATTACTGGTTGTGGTACTCCTGATCAGGCAGCATTATTGTATCCAATTATTGATGATGATTCTGGTAAGATAATACACGTTAGAGTTTTAGAAAGAGGTAAAGGATACGATCCTTTAAGGTTACAGATAATTCCATCTCAGGATACTCCTAATGTTGTTACTTCATTTGATATTAACAAGATATGGCAGACTCATCCAAATTCCCCAACTGCAGGAACGTTTACTACTAACTCAGATAGGATAACTATCACTTCTGATAATCATCCAAAACCAACACCACTTATAGATGAACGAGCACCTGGAGGTGGAGTTGGTGCTGATTTTAAACAATATACACCTGGTCTAATTAATTATAATCCTACTAGTGGTTTGATGGAAATGACCATTGGTAGTCATACTCATATTGTAGGTGAACGTATTAGAATAGCAACTAATTCATTAACATTTACTTGTGCTGAAGATAATCACGCAACAGATCACACATATCCTCGTACAGGTGATCCAGTATGTAACACTGCTATACCAATACTTTCTACTACTTCCACAACAATTACAGTACAAGTATTATCAACAGCACCATCATCTAATACAACTGTTCATACATTTAAATCTGCAACCTCTGGTGCAGTTACCATTGGCGAAGCATTAATAGATCGTACTTTTAATCAAGAATTTATTTATAGGGGAGGTAAAGATGTACCAGATCCTGATACTAGAGAAGAACAATTAGATAAAGTTACTGGCATATTGGCAAACGGTGGATTAGTTCATACACCAGAATGGGGTCCAGATGGAAGTCCACCTCCAGGATTTACAATAGATGCTGTAAAACATACTCATATTAAAAATAGCAATGCCTATGATGCAGTAATTGATGGAAATCAATATTTATATCAATCGAGTAAAACTGTTAATGAATTTGCTTCTAAAAATGGTGTCTTTGAATGGGGTAAGCAACAACAATTTGTTTGGAATATTAAAGTAGAATTTGATAATGTAATGTTGCAAGTTGAAAATGTTGATGAAACATTAGGAACTGTTGAAGTTGGTAGAACAGTAGATGAGATTGGTGGCAATGCTAGAGGAGAAATTGCAAAGGTTGTAAAGAATAATCTAGGAGTAATTACACATGTATATCTAAGAGATCTTAAAAATGCATTTACTGAAGATGATGTACTTTTAGGTTCTACTGGTTTTAGTTTTAGAATTGCAGAACCAGTAACAACATTCCCTAATGGTATTTTCTATATTGATTTTGGAACTGATGCTGCAGAGTTTGGTCCATTTGTTCCAGGACAGTATTATCTTTCTCCTGAAAATATTAAAGTTCAAAGAAATTATTTAATTATATGGAATCAATCTGATGCTACTAATTCTCCTGGAGAACATCATGTAGCTGGACATCCTATGCAGTTCAGTACTACACAGGATGGTTTATTAAATGGTGGGTCACTTTATTATAATAGTACAGGTGCAAGTGCAGCACCATCTACAGATTATGAGACTGAGTTACAACCTCTGTTCATAATGAATGAGGATGAGACTAATCGCATTTACTATTACTGTAAGAATCATAGATATATGTCTGGTCATGAAGGTCATGAAGGTTATATGATCTTAGACCCTACTGTCGAAGCACATACACCAGATAACGATTATTACATTACTGATTATTATGATGGTGGTGCTTCACCAGATTACAGTAGACATGCTGATGGACACTCTAAGATCTTGGGTATGTCTTATGATGGTTATCCAATTTATGGTCCTTATGGATATAATTCTAGTGGTGTATCTGCAAGGGAATCGACTGGATATAGATTAAAAACAGGTGCTGAAATAGCAGGTGCAAGACCACAAATTACCACACCAGCAACTGTAACTTATGCAGTAACTCTTGCTAATGGTACTTACAATTATGATGGTAGTCAGATTTCATTCTTAAATCTTTTAAGAGGTAATACATATATTTTCCAACAGAATGATGCATCGATGTATAACAATCAGATGTTATTATCTGCAACAGAAGATGGGTGGCATGTATCATCTACTCCTCAAGATTCTTCATATTTGTATAATGGAGTTGGTATTAGTTATTGGTTAGAAGGATCTGAAGTAACGTATGCTTCATATAATGCTGGATTCAATACAGCTTCTTCCAGAGAGATAAAATTCATCGTTCCTGTGGATGCACCATTAGCATTATATTTCTTTGCTTATACATCTGCTGCAATAGGAACAAGAACTGTTCAAGATGGATATGTTCTTGGAGATTTAGTAGAAGATAATATTTGGGATAATCAAGGAACTCTTGATGAATACAACGGTAGATTTGCCGTAACTCCAGAGTATCCTAACGGTACATATGCATATTTCATGACTGAGGATGGATCTGGGAATCCCACTTATCCTTATATAATTGGAAATAGCTTTTATGGTTCTCCTACATTTGAAGGAGATACACTTCCAATACAAGAATCTATTTTCCCAGGTGGAGCAGAAGGTGAAATTGTTTTAAGTGCTGCAAATCCTGGCCAGATTGATTATGTTAAGATGACTAAAATGGGTGATAACTATTTTGGTGCTGCTACAGCAAGAATTTTAGGTGGAGAAGGTAGTGGTGCTACTGGTAGCCCTATAGTACAAACAATTACTGGTCTTTCTTTAATGAATGGTGGTAGAGAATATTCAACTCCACCAACTCTTATATTTGAAGGTGGTGGTGGACAAGGTGCTGAAGGTGCTGCTTCGGTTGATACATTAGGACAAGTTAAAAATATTTCTATAGTTGATTCTGGTGAATATTATGAAGAACCTCCTTATATTCTAATTACTGGTGGTGGAGGTATAGGGGCAAAAGCAGAAGCAAGAATCGCTCAAGGTTCTATTAGTGAAATAATAGTTACAGACCCTGGTAGTGGATATGTTAATCCACCATCAGTTATATTCACCAAACTTGTTAATCTTAAGCGTAAAACTAGAGCAAGACAGGCATATAATTCAGGTGCTAATTACCTTACAGGTCTTGTTAAAGATGTTGCTCCTGCAGATACAACAATATATGTTGATTCTACAGATGCGTATCCTGGTTCTGGTACAATCATTCTTAATAAGGAAACTATAGCTTATACCAATAAGGCTGCAGGTAAATTTTCTGGATTAACTAGAGGTGTAAACTTTAATTATGACCAAAGAGTTATTCTTGATATCGGACAGAACAATCCTGATGGTTCATCAGCATATGAATTTAATGTCGGTGATAGAGTTATTAGAAAGGTTGAGAATGCTAGTAATAAAATTGCTAAAGTTTATGACTTTAATAAATTTACGAGAGAACTTCTAGTTACATTTGAAGTTGATGAATTAGCATTTATTGATGGTGGTAGACCATC